ATCTTACACTAATCGAGCTATCGGATCGGACTGCGCCCTTGTCGATCAGGGTGTACTGACCCAGGTCGCAGAGCATGATATCGCCGACTGTTCCCAATGTAGCCGCGTGCTCGGTCGCGATGACCGGCCTATTGAACAACCGCTGATAAGGACTGTCTGAGAGCCCTAATGGCGGCATGTAAATGCTGTTCGATCCGGCATCCACCATCGCCATCAATTGCTGCTCTGTATCGGTATTGATTAACCAAATTGCATTTGCGCGGTTCGGTGCATAGAGTCGGGACCACATCTTCTCGACATTCGCCGCGACGATCGTTGTCGCAGTCTGTCCTGACTCCTTCGCCTGTGTGACGTTGCACGCCGCTTCTCTGTAGCCTAAAGGCTGGCCTGAGCCAGATCCGGAGACTATGGCTTGCTCCACCTTGAAGCTGATTTCTTGAGGCATGATCGTCGAGACCAGGCCCTCCAGAGCAGTAGCATCGCTTAAGACCTGCTCGGTCGCGTAAAAGAGAGCAGTGAGGCTGTTGAGCTTCAATTCCTGCTGGGCAAAGGTCGGCTCTGACGAGGTCAATGCTGCGGCCTCACCGGTCCAGTAGCTTCTGCACCCGCCCCACCTAGATCCATCAGCCCGTGAACTCTCGTCCACCATATTCAGCGTGAGCCCGTTCGAGCCCTCGCCGATCGGGATGCGATTAACTCGAGAGGCGATCTCGCCGGTCGAGTAGGTTTTCTGAATTATCGAATCAGAGAAGTCCTTCTGCACGAGGAAGCCACCCTTACTGGCGACGCTCTCACTCGCACCTGACTGTCGGATCTCGGTGTTTTCTGGGTTCCCACCGCGCTCGTTGAGCCAGAGCAATCTCTTATCGATGTTCTCCCAGCGGCTCTCCGGATGCGAAGCGTTAGCGATGGCGACAAGCTGCTCGCCTATGTGCCGGAAGCCTCTCTCGGAAGCTCGGTCCTTAATCACGGCGACCTCGATCGACTCGCTCTCGCGGGTCTGCTCGGGATCGGTCGCAGCTACCGGCCCGACGCTCGGCGTCGCTGGCTCGGCTAGTCCTGCAGATACCACCGCGAGCTGGTCGGCCCGCTTGATCGTAGCCAGCGCACTCTCGAGCTCGGAGAACTTCGAGTCATATTGACCCTGCTCCTCGGCTGTGAGTGAGCGGCCCTCTGCCTCTGCGCCCGCTAAGAGCTGTTCGCACTCTTGCTTGAGCTCGCGAGCTTTCTGGCGAGTATCCATTTGTGCCCTCTGGTTGGGTGAACCAGGGGACACTGCCTCGCTGGCCCACGTTCACTTCGTGGTCCGATGAGGCAGCCGCGCTCGAGCAAGCGTCACGCGCCGCTTCTGAAGTCGTCGAGGTTGTCTGACCCGTCCGGTCCCTCGGCGCTTCCTTGTAACTGCGGCCAACCTACAACATCACGCTACCCGAGGTCCAGTGTCACGAGACGAAGTCGATCGCGCTGCGTCGACACGTCCGGACTCGAGCGATCCCACGGTGCCTCCTCTCCGAATGCGCGGTAGTGCGCGGCGAGGTGAGCACGTACTGCACCCATCGCTGAGTCTGGCAGATCGGTCTGATCTAATCGGGCCGCAGCAGCCGTTAGGCCGCGCCAGACGACCTTGCCGTCTGATGCCCGATGATGCGGTAGGGAGAGCGACGTGAACGTCTCAGGCGGCATCGTAGGGCTCCACGTGAAATGGCCCGCGATGGCGTCTCGTTCGCTGTCGCTGAGCTCCGACCACTCCGAGCTCGTGAACTCCTCGAGCCTCGGCTTCCCCCACTCGGTGCGACGGTCCTCGTCGACCTCGGTCGAGATGTTGTCGGGCACGACGCGGATGCTGACGCCGGCTGCTTGAGCTGAGCGCACGGCAACCTTCGTCGCGTTGTACGCCGGCCACGTGACCGGAGAGATCTCGCGCAGATTGATCGAGGTCAGCGTGCGCCGCGGCACAGGCTTCCGCTCGGTCTCCCAGCTATCGGTCTCGGTCAGGAAGCCGAAGCTCATCGCACCGACCACCCCCCTCGACAAGAGATCGAGCTGGCGGTCTGTGAAGTCACTCGCTGCAGCCTCGAACCATAGGCCCGAGCTCCTGAGTTCGAGCTTGAGGCCGGTCGATTCTCGAGTGATCGGCTGAGCTGCGTCATGCTGCCAGAGCATCACGACGTCGCTGCCATCGAGATCAATCGCTTTACTGTCGACGCGCTCGATGAAGCCACCTAGATCCTGCGAGTTCCGATTGAACGGCACCGCCATCCCGCGGATCGTGCGCCCCTCGGACGTCTCTCTGACCTCGATCTCCTCGAGGCTGTAATCTCTGCGTTCGATGTCCATGCTACCCTCCTGGGCTGATAAAGCAGTCGCAGCCGCTGTGGAGCGGCGGATGTCCGATGGTCCTACGTGGCACGAGATCGCCGGCGTCCGACTGTACGGTCTGACCCGACTGCACGAACGCCGTCTGGATGCCTACAGTGGCGCCCGAGAGCTTCCGGCAGAACGGACAAGTCTCGAGGCCCGTCGTCACCCAGCGGAGCGTGAGAACGCCGGCGGCGATGTAGGCGAACTTAGCGAACGCGCCGTTGCCCTCGGTGGTGTTACGGCGAGCGACCTTCTCGGCTCGATTGTCGAGCCACTCCGCGAGTCGGATCTCGAGCTCGTTAATGATCTCGTCGAAGTTGGTCGCGCTGATAATCGACTGAAGCTGCTGCCTCGAGTTCATCGCGTGGTGGCGGCTCGCGGTCGCACAGTATTCTCTGATGAACTCCTCGAGCTCGTCGGTGAACTCTGGGGGATAGCCGACCTCGATCGACGCCTGGGTGTAGATCTGGCGAGCATACGAGCGCATGACCGGCAACATCGCCTCCGCGATGATGTCAGTGAAAGGGCCGTGATAGAAGGTCTCGAGCTCGGCGAATAACCCGTCCGAACCTCGGAGCTCATGACCATCGGCTGCGCGGAGCTGGCGCTTCATCATGCGGCGCACGGTTTTCACTTCGCGCTTGATGAGCCGTTCGGCCGCGTTACGAATGAGCGGCCGCGTAGCGTCTGCGATGCGCTTGCGATCTGCGATGCTCCGAAGCGCTAGATGCCCCATATCATCGGGCACCTCGAAGCCGTGGCTCCTGAGCTCCTTAGCGAGCTTCCTCGAGGCTTCTGCTTCGCCGGCTGGCCCAGCTTCGGCCACACCGACCGGAGCAATGTTGAGCGGCATCCAGTGCGTCGATCCAGCTCTCTCAGACTCGAGCGGGTTCCTGTTCTCCATCGCCCGCCATTCGTCGATCGTGAGCGCACCCGCGTGCAGCATGATCTGGTTCGCCTGAGCTCGAGCCATTGTGTCCGGCCGCAGCAGCGCGTCCATCAGAAACTCGGCGAACGTGCCGGCCTCGACGAAGCGCTCGAGGATCGAGTTGCGGATCGCTTGCTCCCATCTGATAGACCACGGCCGGATGCAGTTGGTCGCAAAAGACCGATTTTGTTCTGTCACATTCGAGAACGTTGCCCTCTCGAGGACTTGTAATAAATGAGGCGGACAGTTGAAAAGGCGAGCTATCTCCTCGCAGCTATAGCGCCGGAACTCGAGCGCTTGAGCTTCCTCCGGATTAGCGGACATGGCTGTGAAACTCAGGCCCTCCTCGAGCAGCGCGACCGAGTTCTGCTTGCTGCCGGCGTGCGCCGATTGCCACGACTTGCGGATGTTGTCGCGGCTCTCGGGCTTGAGCTTGCCCGGATGACTCAAGATCCCCGAGGGCGTTGCCGAGTTCTGATAGAATCGCAGCCCGTAGTTCTCGGCCGCTTGGTTCATCGCGACAGCTCCTGCGCCGATGGTGATGGGGCTGTACCCGATGAGCCCGTCCGAGCTCAGGCCGCGCACGTGCAGAATCTGCTCCGCACTGAACACTCGAGGCTGACCCGCGCCCTCGGTGTAGTGGTACTCGATCGTGCCGTCGCTGAGCACCTTCAGCTTCATCTTGTCGGGATGCAGCGGGACGATCGCAGTGAGCTCGTCAGCCCGATTGACCTCGAGGCGGCTGAAGGAGTTACCCCGAAGCAGTAGATGGCCGGTCGACATGGCGAAGTAGTCCATCGCACTCTGCCAGGAATTAGGCTGCCAGCGCAGCATGTTATACAGCGGCAGATCCCGAGCTCGCTCCTTAGCACCGCTCATCGTAGCGCCAGTGCCCCCGTCGTCGAGTTCGCGGTACAAGATGCACGGCATCGAGCCGATCGTGTTCGAGATCAGGTTGACCGCAGCCCACACTGGGGTCGAAGTGAGCGCGGTGCTCGGTGTGATGTTGCCGATGTTGCGGTAGCGGGTCGTCGGCTCATACCAGAAGTCGTCGCCGGCGGGCGGATTGGCCCGCTCCTCGAGCACGCTGAATATCGACATCTAAAGCCTCCCCATCCGATAAACCCCCATGAACCAGCAGATCGAGCCGAGAGCGATTAGAGCTCCCTGCCAGCCGGCGTAGGCCATCACTCCGATCGCGACGCCGAGCATGCCGCCGTAGATGTGAACATCCCTCAAGTCGGGCTTCGTCATATCACCATTATCCCCTCAGATTCGTAGACACTTCCCCCGTCCCAGAGACTCGCTCTGGCGAGGGCGTTAATCGTTGCCGCGATGCCGTCGATCTTGTGCTTCTGCTTGCGGCCCTTCCGGACCTTGATATTGCCCGCCGGATCGTGAGATATGCTCACGTTGTTCGCTTGCCACGCGAGGCACGGGTTGCCGCCGTGCGCGAGCTTGCCGCTCACGACAAGCCGCTCGAGCTCCTTCGTCGGTTCCGACAGCGACATGAATCCCTGCCGGATCGGGACCGGCTCGAGGCCCATATCGTCTCGGCAGCGGAGCGCCGTCTGCTGCGCCGACCACGGGTCGTATGCTACCTCGAGCACGCGATACTTCTCGCTGAGCTCGTAGATGTCCTTCTCGATCCACTGGTAGTCGATGACGTCGCCGTCGGTCGCTTCGATCCAGCCGTCGCGATGCCATGCCGAATACGGTATATGCTCGACGCGTTCGCGCTCGAGCATCGTCTCCTTCGGTATGTAGCAGCGCACCCATAGCCGCCAGAGGTCGGACTCGAGCGGCGGGAACACAAGCGCGAGCGCAGTGAGGTCGAGCTTTGAACTGAGATCGAGGCCCATGTAACAGTCGCGGCCCTCGAGAGCCTCGAGGTCGACTTCGCCATCGCAGGACATCCAGTCATCCATGTCCAGCCATCGCTCGATCTGCTGGCTCCATTGATTGAGGTGTAGTCGGGTAAAGGCGTTCAGCGAGCTCGGCTGGCTGAGCGCCTCGCTCGAGCGCTGCTCGAGGAAAGTCGGGTATATGCTGACGCCGAGGTTCGGGTTCGCCTTCTCCCACGTGCTTCGCTCATAGGGATCGTCGCCGGCGTCGGCCGCGCAGATATACGGGAACCACGAATCGTCCTCGATGGTGCCGTTCAGTATATGCACCGCGTGGTCGTGAAGCTGGAAACCGATCTGCTCGGGGTCATAGAGTCCGGCCGTAGTGATGAGCAGATTCATCGGCTCACGACGAGCTGCCTGTGCAGTGATGAGTTTATCCCACACCGTGCGATCTTTGTGACTGTGGAGTTCGTCGATCACCGAGCAGTGCGGACTCAGGCCATCGAGCGTTGAGCCTTCGCTCGAGAGCGACTCGAACTTCGAGCTCGTGCGGAGTACGCTGAGATTGCTGCGCTGCACCCTGACGTGCTCCTTCAGCGACGGGCTCTGCATCACCATCTGCTTCGCGAACTCGAACACGATCTTCGCCTGGTCGCGCTTCGTCGCTGAGCTGTAGACCTCGGCCCCGAGTTCGCCGTCAGCGATCAGCATGTACAACGCGAGCGCAGCGGCGAGTGCCGACTTCCCGTTCTTACGTGCGAGCTCGAGCCAGACCGTGCGATGCAGCCGTAGGCCGTCGACTCGCTTCCAGCCGAACGCCTCGAGGCAGACCACCTTCTGCCACGGCTCGAGCAGCATCGGCTGACCAGCCCAAGCGCCTTTATAGTGCCGGCAGAAGCCTTCGACGAACCGAACCACGCGCTCACCCGCCTCGATGTCGAAGTAGTAACCCTTCGCGGGATACTCCTCGTGAGCTCGTAGAATGCGCTCGCGAGCCAGCAGCTCGAGCTCGCCCAGCGTGCGGTCGGTTTCTAGGAGCTCAGTGATGAGTTCGAGACCGGCATCCGGGGGCGCCATCGTCGCCGGTGTCATGCGAGCGCCTTCGGGCGGAATAGGAACTCCTCGGCTGCGTCCCTAGGAGCGCTCGAGTTCGAGGCGTCGATGCCAGAGCGACTCGAGGGATCGAGCCCGAAGCGCGGGCCGACTTTGCTCATCACTTGAAACGCTGTATTCCGGGCTCCGACCTCGGGGATGACCTGACGATAGCCGCCCTGAGTCGTCTGGTAGATTTTGCCGACTCCGAGCTTGTTCAGCTTCCGAGTCAGCTCCAGCCAGTCCCCATATGCTTGGCAATAAGTGCCGAACATCGACGCATCGACTTCGGTCAGCAGCCCGAGCTCGTGCAGCTTCGGGCCGAGCGACTTCCAGATGCGCCGCGCCTGGGCGCTGAGACCGACTGGGATCTTCGCCTTGCCGCTCGGATTTGGCGTCTTTGCTGGAGTTCGGTCAGCTCGAGCGGTGCCGTGGAGCTTCTTCATCGCCGCCGGCTTCCGAGGGCGGCCGCGTCTGCTAACCGGCACCGAAAAATCCCGAAAAACGAACTCGGGGATGCGCCAGACCCCCCCTATCGAATATTGACATCGAGAAA